TTAAATATAACAACCTGTACGTTCAAATATTTTAAGTAACTCTATTGTATCGTTAAATGTTAATTCCTTTTCGTTACGAATACTATCAATCATTTTTGGTGAATTTCTTAAACAGGTATGCGCTACTAATAAAAAAGCGAATTTATTTGCTTGATATTCTTTTTCTTTTTTATCCCTATCTGTCAATAGGTCAATATCAAATAAGTTATATCCGCCTTTATGCAATATAACATGACCTAATTCATGCGCTAACGCCACTTTTTTATGATTTACATCTATTTTTGAGTTAATAACAATATCCTTTGAAAATGGTGTTTTTATTAATAGTCCTTTCAACTGCTTTGGTAGTGATCTATAGTGAACACTAATGCGTAAATTCTTAGCAATAACATCCGGATCATTAGACCGATTTTCTTTAATAATATCTAACACAATAGGATACATACGTTTCATACTACACCCCTATATATTTATTTTTTATTCCTTTCGTCTTTACGTGATGAAATAACCCCTTTAACAACGTTTTCAACCATTTTCTTCTCTTGTTCAGTAAGTTCATAATCCCCATAGAACATCACTTTCACATTTTTTAAATTAACAGTTGAGGCATCTATTTTTCTTTGAATTTTAGGTGTCTCTTTTGTTTTGTCCAAACTTCCTGTTAAATATCCGATTTCAACGCCGAAAAAATCCGCTATTTTCTGCAATAAATCAACACGAGGAATTTTGTTTTGATGTTTCCAACTGCTTAATGTTGATTGTGCAATACCTGTTTCTTTAGATAGCTTATAAGCACTAACATTATTCTCTCTCATTAATTGCTCAATTCTCTCAAACATTTTCTCACCTTTGAATTGTTAATGAAAAATTTATGAAATTTAAAGAATGTTTACTTGATTACTTCGCTATCGTGTAGTATATTTTGATTGAGGATACTTCGCGATAATGAAGTATAGATAATTGCATTACTTTATATACATAAAGTATATCACTAAAAAGGAGGTGAAGTAAAGAATTGTATAGTAATTATCAAAAATATAAGGATATTAAAAATATTTCCAATTATCAAGTGTCCAAAGATACAGGCGTATCACAATCCGCATTGAGTAATTGGAAACATCAAAAATCAATCCCTAGCGTAGGTAATTTATTAAAAATAGCAAATTACCTCGGATGTACTGTAGATGATTTGGTTAGAAAAGAGGGGTAAATGAAAGAAGTTGAAAGTTTGGTCTATACCGTATCAGATGTAGCAAAACTTCTAAAGTGTACAGAAACAAGTGTATACAACATGAGAAATCAAGGCATACTTCATCAAATAAAAAACGTAGCTGGCGTTAGGTTCAGCAAAAAGGAAGTTGAAAGCCTTGTAGGACTAGATGATGAATATACACCGATGGCATATAGGAAGTTGAAAGCAGAGGTAGAACAATTACAAGCAGAAAATAAAAAACTAAAAATGGGTATAAAAAAAATCACTAGCCAAATGCTAGTGATCGTAGGAGAAGATTTATGAACATTTACGCAGAATTTATCAGAATGGCTAATTCTCATGTTGCCACCATCAAAGATTGTGAAGTGCTGACAAGTGATATTTACAATTCTGCACAAAGTTTTATCAGTAACACATTGAAATGGGATAGCGGAGCGTATAGGCAAGTTTCAAAAGCATTAAATGAAAGATTGTTAGCTGATATTTACAAAGCAGAATACATAGTTGAATACAACAAGCGTTATCAAGAACCAACAAAAAATAATTCTTATGAGTACGGCAATGAGATTGCACAACGTGAAGCCGATAAACTGGCTTATGAATTGATTGAAGAGTTAAAGGGAAAAGATAACGATACGTTGTATCGGAAACTAAAGGAGTATAACAATGATTAAGTTGTTTTACACGTTGAGAATTATCGGTGCAATTCTAGCAGTTGGTGCTATGGGTAGTTTAGAAATAGACACTATAGACTACTGGACATGGTTTTGTCAAACCATGTTTGGAGTTACACTTTGGTTTCTAACTGGCTATTGGTTAGAAGAATATAAGTATTATGAAAATAAAAAAGTCCGCTATGAAAAGTGTTAGAAGAAGTTTCAGCGGACTTAGTGTATAAGTATTGGAAAATACTCTACTTGTATTTTAACACAAGGAGAAATAAATGGAAACAGTTGATGTAATTGTACAACCAGCTATCGAGCCACAAGTGATTGATAGCAACTTGACTTTAACTTGGAATAACGCAGAACTTGCGAAGTACCTTGAAGAAAAACTAGAAAAATATAATGGGTTAGTTGTTACGGAAGATAACCTAAAAGAAATGAAATCTGTATTGAAAGAGATTGTTTCTATCCGTACTAAGCTAACACGATTTGGTACTGATAAAAAACGTGAGTTGAAAATTCCATACAATACATTCACCGCAGAGTTAGAGCAAGTGCTTGCAGTTGTGAGTCGAGTGGAAAACCCTATCGCAAATCAAATTGGTGAATTTGAACAACAAGAGATGCTGAAACGTAAAGAAACAGTATTAAAAATGGTTGAAGATAAAGCACAATCATTAGGCATTAGAGAAGAATATAAAAATCGAGTAATGCCAAACCCTAAATGGTGGGAAAACAAAACCGCTAAAATGTCCGATGTTGCGCTATCTGTTGAAGAAATGCTGAAAGGTGTATTAGAACAACAACAAAATGATGATGATCTAAAACGTATGCAGGCTGAAAAAGTCGAAATGATTAAGATGAAAATTGACTTATTCAATCAAAACTACGCACTAGATACACCAATTCAATATGAAGAAATTCAACATCGTGTAAATAATGTTCCGTTTGGTGAACTTGATAGTGTTATTGCTGCTGAGTTTGAAAAGCGTTTAGAAATTGAACTTAAAGCAAAAGAACCGCAAGAAACAACAAAGCCAGTTTTAGAACACGATGTAGTGACAGAAACTACACCAATTTTAGAAGAAACACAAACAGTAACATATGTTGTCAAAAATATTAACGAAAGACAACGAAAGGTAATCAATGATTTGTTGATTAAATTAGGTATTGAATGGAGCGAAATTTAATGAATAAGAGCGAAACAATAACAGAGATAGCTAAAGCGTTAGCTAAATTCCAATCGGAAGTATCAGACCCAGAGCGTACAAAAGAAAACTCATACCTAAAAGCTAAATATGTAACGCTTGATAGTTTACTACAAGCCATTAGACCTGTATTAGCAAGTAATGGATTGTCATTTATGCAAATACCATCAACTACAGATGAAGCTGTAACAGTAACTACATTGTTATTACATGAAAGTGGTGAATGGTTTGAAAGTCATCCTTTCACGTTACCTTTAATGAAGAAAGACCCTCAAGGTGTAGGCAGCGTTGTAACATACGCACGAAGATATTCTTTGTCATCTATTCTTGGTGTTGCTTGGGATGAAGATGATGATGCACAAAGCAATAACGAAACGGAATTAACAAAGCAATTGGCACAAGAAGTGTTTAAATTAGCAGAAGTTAAAAACATAGACAATAACACAGTTGCATCATATATCAAAACAACTTTCAATAAAGCATCATCAAAGATGTTAGATCTAAGCGAACTAAAGCAAGTTAAATCTTGGTTGACATCATTATGAAATGGACAACAAATAACATCGAATTATTAAGAAGTCCATTGGGTGTAATGGTAGTCATACCAGCACCACATGACAATGACCTAGCAAAATTAGACAAAGATAAAGAATATGTGATTGAGATTAAGAAAAAATCAAAATCACGCAGCATGAATGCTAACGCTTATTGTTGGGTTCTTTGTCAAAAGATAGCAGAAGTCATGAGCAGTCATTCATATATGTCTAAAGAAGATGTATATAGAAAAGCAATTAAAGACTGTAGTCATTTTAGTTATGTTCCGGTACGTGAGGATGCCATAGAAAGATATATTCAAATTTGGCAAGCACACGGAATAGGGTGGATAGCCGAAGATGCTGGCGAATGTAAAAGCATCAAAGGTTATCACAACATAATGTGCTACCACGGCAGCAGCGTATACAACACAAAAGAAATGGCAAGATTAATTGATTGTCTAACAGATGAATGTGAACAACTAGGTATCAAGTTAGAACCTAGTGAGTACATTCAATCTCTTATAGAGGGGTGGGAGAGTGAACAAAAGAAAACGTGAAGATGAAAAACTACTAAAACAAAATAGACCTAAAGTGCTTGAACGTGATAACTATTCATGTGTGTTATGTGGCGGTCATGAGGGTATAGCGATACATCACATTGTATTCCGTTCACAGTTAGGTAAAAGCACAATGGATAACTTAGCTTGTTTATGTATACATTGCCACGTGCCAATAGCACATGGTGTGTTTGCTAAAGAGGTTAGAAAGCGATTACAAGAAATAGTTAAGGAAAGGAATGATGAATATGAAAAGAATTGAAGTAGTTGAATTATATGTTAAGAAACGTATTGAAAAGCTAGAACAAAGTCAAAACGAATACAAACTAAATGCAGCTGAAATTACAGAATTAAAAGATGTGCTTGATGTAATTGAACAAACACAAGCAAAAGCCAAATGTATAAACGCTGGTGCAGTTATGGAAGGAGAACCACGATATAAAGAAACTGCTTGCGACCACGTTTATGGTAGATAGTGCCTATGAGCGATAACAAAAAATATTACTATCTCAGATTAAAAGATAATTTCTTTGATAGTGATGAGTTGAAGATATTAGAAAGCATGAAAGATGGCTACTTGTACAGTAACATTCTTTTAAAACTCTATCTACGAAGTCTAAAGAATGATGGAAAGTTGGTGGTTAATGATCGCATTCCTTACAATGCAGAAATGCTGGCAAGTGTAACTGGACACCAAATAGGAACAGTTAAACAAGCACTATCAATCTTTAAAGATTTAGGACTAATCGATGTGCTAGAAAATGGTGCAATCTATATGTTGGATATTCAAAACTTCATTGGTAGAGGCAGTAGTGAGGCTGATAGAAAGAGAGAATATAGACAACGAATAGAAAGCGATAGGACAAATGTCCTGACAAACGTCCGACAAATCTCCGACAAAACTCCACCAGAGATAGAGATAGAGATAGAGATAGAGAAAGAGTTAGAGATAGAGAAAGATAGTAGTGCAAAAAGCACTACAACAAAACGCAAGCGTTTTGAAAAACCAACTATCTTTGATGTTGAACAATACTGCATTGAAAGAAATAACAATGTAGACCCTCAACATTTTGTAGATTATTACGAAAGTAATGGTTGGAAAGTTGGCAAGAACTCCATGAAAGATTGGAAAGCGGCGGTTAGAACGTGGGAACGTAACGGATATAATCAATCCGCTAAATCAAAAAGCAATAAAATTGATGCAATGAACGTAGTAAAGGAGTTGATGGAAGAATATGAACAATCAGCAACAGATAGTGAAAGCGCTATCGATGTTACAGATAGCGTACAGTACTGATGTGTCAAAGGAACGCATGAAACTATATGTGTCAATGCTTTCAAACGTCAACCCAATCACGTTAGAACAATCTGTAGCGAATTTAATTAATCGTTGTAAGTTTCTGCCGACTATCGCAGAAATCAGAGAGGAATGTTCCTCATTAAGTGCTTATGTAAATGCACATGAGGAACTTCCAACCGCACAAGATGCATGGGAAAGGGTATATCAAGTAGCACGATCATATGGCTACGAAAAAGGGTTAGACAAATTAGAGGGTTTGACAAAACAATGTGCCAAAGCAATATGGAAATCGTTTGACCCTCAAAACGGCGATAACTTCAACGAAATGTCTTGTCGTTCGCAGTTCGTTAGAAATTATGAGGCGCAAGAAATAAGGGAACGTGAACGATTGAGATTGTCTAACTCAATAAAGGATAATCACTTGTTGTTAAAGGCAAGGGAGAAAGCAGAAAAGGAACGAGCGTTACTAAACGCTGGGCAAAAGAAAATCGAAATGACTGCTACTGGTAACTTGGTAGAGGTAGCGAAAGAACCGGTCGATGTAGCAAAAATAATCGATAATAGCCAAATATCTGATAAAGGAAAAGAGTTATTAAAACAGGTAATAGGAGGATAAATGAACACAGTACAAATTTTAGGTAATTTAGCACGTGATCCAGAAGTGCGTTATACCCAAAGTGGTCGAGCGGTGGCAACTTTCACGGTAGCGGCAAGCAATACTTATGTTGATAGCGCAACAAATGAAACAAAAGAACAAACTGCTTTCATTAATTGTGTTGCATGGGGCAAGCTAGGCGAAGCAGTAGGCAACTACCGAAAGGGAAACCGTTTATTTGTGGAAGGTCGAATTCAAACAAGAAGCTACGAAACACAGGACGGCCAAAAGAAATATGTTACGGAAGTAATAGCAGGTTTTGTTGGATTGTCCGCATTGAATGATACGGCAACCGAAAGTAATTTTGACAATTTTGCAGATGATAAAGGGAACGATGAAAATCTTCCGTTCTAATAGGATGGGTAAAATGCTAGTAAAAAACGAGAATGAGTGGTGCTGGTGCCTTGGTGAATATGTAGGGTATCCACAAAAAAGTATTGAAGATGCTGTAAAAGATTTTGCAGATGCTTATCCAGCCGATGAAGTACCGCAGATTAGGGTTGGAAATCCATATTATTATGTCCCTACTGTTAATGCTGACAAAGTTATTGAAGAGATTGTATATGGTGATTTAGACGATGAAATTGAGGAATGGTCGGAAGATTACCTTTTAGATGCAAAACAAGAACATATAGATGAATTACAAAAAGAATTAACCGATGTATTTCGTAAATGGGAAAAACGCCACGGGTACAATAATACTTCTTTTGTGGTGTTTGAAACTATAAACCCTTTTGAAAGCAAGGCGTAAAAGATGAAAATACTAGATGCATGTTGTGGCTCTAAAATGTTCTGGTTTGATAGAGAACATAAAGAAACTGTTTACATGGATAACCGAACAGAAAACACAACACTATGCGACGGTAGGAAGTTAATCGTAAAACCGGATATAGTTGCAGATTTTAGAGAAATGCCATTTGAAAATGAAACATTTTATTTAGTTGTGTTTGATCCACCGCATTTAGTGAGTGCTGGTGATACATCATTTTTAAAATTAAAATACGGTAAATTAGGGCCGGACTGGAAAAAGGATATTAAACAAGGTTTATCTGAGTGTTGGCGGGTACTCAAACAAAACGGAACGTTGATTTTTAAGTGGAATGAAGAACAAATAACATTACCAAAAGTGCGACCATTATTGCCGGTTGAGCCAATTTTAGGGCAACGACGCGGCAAAACAGTTTGGTTAGTGTTTTTTAAAGGTTAGGAGTAAATATGTTACAGATAACAGTATTTATAAATGGGGCAACTAGAAGATATTTTACAAATTCATTCAAAGAAGGCGAAGGAATGAAAAGTGAATTGCATAATTTTTTAGTTGCTATAACAAATGTTGATTTGGGGAATAGAAAAAATATTGGTTTTGTAGATGTGGTAACCGGTACAAATGTTTTTGTATCACCTACAACGTGTTTAATCGAAGTCGAGGAAGTGGCGGAAGAATGAAATTAGTACAAAGAAAGCGTAAACAACAATACATAAAAGCTTATTGTCTAATGTATCCATGGTATATATACGAAGCGGATTGTGAGTTTGCTGAAGCGGTAATCGGTGCAGGTATAGGAGCTAGAAATAAGCCTGATAAATTTAAACACGGGCGGCATTGTTTGAAGTGGCTGCTTGAATATGATGCGCACTCGATGAGCGGTGAGACGAACATATGGGGCATAGTAAAAGGTTAATAATGAAACAAGCATTAATAAAAGGCGCTAAAAGCGATGAATGGTATACGCCTATAGAAACAGTTCAAATGATGCTTAGTGTATTCCCGCCGAAAGTTGGCGATAAAATCTTATTGCCGTTTGATACAGATAAAAGCAATTTTACAAAAATTGTTACACGCGATTATGATCCATTAGCTATATACGGCATTAGTGATTTTTTAACTAAAGAATATGAATTTGATTATTTAATCACTAACCCGCCATATAGCAATAAAGATGAAATTATAGCGCGCTGCATCAAAACGGGGCGCCCGTGTGTACTGGTATTGCCTATAGATACACTGGGGGGGGTACAACGGCATAAATTATTTAGCAAAACCAATATAAGCGTATACGTACCAACTAAGCGCATTAAGTTTATAAGTGAAACGGGCGAGCATACGAAATCGCCAGCGCATCATAGCGTTATCATGATGATTAATGCGCCGAAAACGGAAATATTATTTGAATATCAGTTGAAAGGCGAAGCATGAAGAAACTTGTAAAAACAAACGATCAAACATATACATGCGAACAATTTGCAAGTGCTTTAACCGTGGTTATTGGAAATAGAATTTTAAAACCAAAAGTAACGGCGAACTCTTATTGTATTATGCTTGAATACAATGTTAAAAATGGCAGAAAGCCGGGGCGGTTACGGCAAGTAATTTCAAAAATGAACATGCAACATTTTAACGGAACAATGGAAACCTATTTATATCATGTTAGGGAACAGATTAAACACTTGTTAATAAAGGGGGAATTAAATTATGACGAATGAGCAAAAATGGTTATTAGAACAAATGCACCAAGAAGGATATAGAGATATTAAAATCATCGGGGTATATGCCTATTTTGTAAACCCGGATTTTATCGAAAACGGCGGTAATTTTAAAGTACGTGATCATACCCCACGTATTCCATGTCGTGTACTGGGATTAAGTCCTAAAACTGAAAAATATTCTATTGCATCGCTATTGGGTTTTGTGGAATGGGAAAGGGTTCCGGTTGATACGCCTATCGTTGTGAAAACGCCATACGGCAATTATAAGCGGTATTTTGCCGAATATAGCAAAGGGAAGGTTTGGTATTATAACAGCGGAGCAACAAGCTGGAGTAATGGCTTACTGGGGTTAGTTACAGGCGCAGAACCATGCGATGTGAGGTTAGCAGAAAATGCCGGTAATTGACATAGTATTCAAAGGTCGCCCGATTACTAAAAAGAACCACGGGCAAATTGTAAAATGGGGCAACAAACGGGGCCATATTCAATCAGAAGTGTATAGAAATTATGAAGATGCTTGCTTATGGCAATTAGCCGGCAAGAAACTGCATATATCTGGCATTGTGGTTGTTGAGTGTAAATACTACTTGCCAAATAAAAGGAGTTGGCCGGACTTAATCGGGCTATTGCAGTCAACAAGCGATATATTAACCAAAGCCGGCGTTATAGACGATGACAAGTGGATATGTTCCTATGGCGAAAGCTGCATAGCGGGAATTGATAAAGAAAACCCGCGGGCAGAAATTCGCGTTATGGATAGGCGAAACGCCGTATTAGAACAACTTTTGAAATAAGGGGAATTAAAATGGGTATAATAAACAAAATCAAACGGTTCCTATTTGGTGATAAGCGATATAATGCGGATATCATTAAAGTTAAACGATGCTTACCCGGTGTATTGATGCCGAAAGTTGGCAGCGAAGATGCCGCCGGAATGGACTTTTACCAACCGGAAAGCGTTGTTATCGAACCGCATCAAACACAATATGTAACGCTAGGTCTAGCAATGGAAATTCCAAAAGGTTTTATGTTAATGCTGGCGCCGCGATCTAGTATGAGTAAAACTCCGCTAGTTATTCCAAATTCATTCGGTGTCATTGATGCAGATTACCGCGGGGAAATTAAAGGCATATTTAAAAATACCGGCGATGATGCATATCTAATTCAAAAGGGTGATAGATTATTGCAAGGTATTCTTGTACCGGTTGGTGCATTGAATTTGTTAGAAGTTGATGAACTAGCAGAAACGGTGCGTGGTGCTGGTGGTATTGGTAGCACTGGAAAGTAATTAAATAAAGGGGTAAAAAAGATGATTACTGAAAACAAAAAAAGCAAAATTGCATGTGTTGCTGAACTGGAATGGCAAACACGATTTAAAAAAGAATATTGCGAATTAAAAGGACGATATATGAAATTGCATAAAATGCTGGTTAAATATGATGCTGGAACATTAGAATTTAAACCTACTTGCCCTATTGAATTGTTGCGTAAACAGAAGTCTACTATGGGCGAATATCTAAACATTCTTGAAATTAGGGCGGAGATTGAAAAAGTAACGTTGTAGGCGAAAGGGGAAATGTATAATGCCTATTATTGATCCGATGTATTTGTACTTGATTGAGGTACTGCATAATATTGATGTGCTTAATCAAGGTTTGTTTGGGATACTAAGTATTGCAATGTTTATATTGGTTGTTTGTTATGTTGGTGTAAACGAAATGCCAGAAGAAGATATAGCGGCGTTAAAGTGGTGGGCAAAGATTATTGGTGCGGCGTGGCTGGTATCGCTAGTAATTTGTATATTTGTACCTACAAAAGACATGATGTATAAAATGTTATTGGCTCACTACGTAACAACAGACAATATCCAATTAGTGAATGATGCTATCAAAGGTAACTTACAGAACTATTTAAATATGTTAGGGGAAACAGTTAAGAACATGAAATAAAGGGGAATATATGACGGATAAAGAATATAGAGAGTTAGCCAAAGAGTACCTAGAACCGATTAAATTAATCACAATGAAAATTAAATCATTGAAAGAAGATCTAAAGCATTTGCAATCCGATATAACAACAATCGGGGCAATTGATTATAGTAAGGAACGTTTAAGCGGTGGCGGAACACCGGGCGGGTTAGACCGTCAAATAGTACGTCTTGAAAGTAAGCGCGATGCAGCACAAAAGGAAATAGGGGCATTGATTGATGAGCGGGAAACCGCAGCAGATATTATCAACACATGCACCAGTGGGAAAGAAAATATACTATTGATGCGTGAATATGTTGACGGCAAAAGCGCTAAACACGCCAGATACTTTACAGATTTAGAAAAGTCGCAAGCTAGCGAACTAAAGACGGCTGGACTCGTCAAGGTAGGGTATTATTTGCACCATACATATTACCCAAGTATGCATACCGCTAAAACGGTAAAAGTCGGAATACATCGGACTATATCGGAAACATACGGAAAAGCATAATATAGTATAATTATAGTGTCATATGTAGCTTTTAAAGGCATTGACTAAATTCTCCCAATAAACATGCAACACAACGGGGAACATTGGGCCGTTCCCCTTGCGTGTTGTATACAGGCGCTGGCGTTAAATTCCTTTCACGAACACATGCCATTTGAGATACGATCCTTGTTAAAATATGTACTTCCTAATATCATAACTATTTGTACGATTTCATAGATTGTCAGCGCTTGTATAGAACATACAAACAAACTGAATAAAACTAAAATAAAATGGGGTATATCCGCGGCGATATATCCCATTTCTTGTATAAAAGCAATATTTAATTATTAAAAACTGAACATGCTGCATTTATTATGTAAAGGTTTTAGACCAAATTAACCCAAATTGTTTTGATGTCAGATCGCATTAAGTTGTGGTGTGTTCGGTTTTGAGTAATTAAAAAAGCCGCTATTATCTAGCGGCTTTGGTGTTGACTGGCGTCCAGCCTTCGCCCCAACTGTATGGGGTATCTCCTTGTGCATCTGTAACGACATGTGTTATGGACGTTACAATATAGGAACCTTGAATTCGGTCGCCTATACGAATATCACGCATGCGGGAATACCCACACACACCGGCGATGTATACCCTAGTAAGTGAATTGCCTATACAATCACCTTTTTGAGTTTTTGCAATTATTTTGTGAGCCATGATAAAATCCTTTCTAGTTAGTTATTGGCGGTAGTGGTTATCTACCGCCTTTGTTTGTTATTCAAATAAGAAGGCTATAGAGTTTCTAGTTAGGTTGCTGGAGGTAAGAACAACTTCATCATTTACCATAAAAGCCTTTAAAGGTGGTTGAGATTTTAAGAAGTTGTAAACCTCTTCTTCTGTAATGTTGCGTTTAAGAATTTCACATGTGATGTAATCTTCAACTTCATAAAGCTTTTGAGTCATTTGCATTGTTTTATTCTCCTATTTATTCTTTTGAATTGCATTTAACATTTTAACCGCCATATTGATTACATATTTAGGGGCGTTAGAACCGTATTCCCAATCTTGAAAGGTGCGGAGCGGCATTTCTAAATATTCAGCCGCAGCCTTTTGAGTGAGACCCGCCTTTAAACGGGCCTCTTTTATTTTGTTGTTTGAAGCGGGCATTATTTAGTCTCCTTATTCGTAAAAGTGAGTTGCAATAACTTGATTGTTATTATCTAGTAATTGCCATTCAAAACCAAATGACATAGTTGAAATAAATTCAGATGCTTGTGATTGGTTATCAAAGTTCCAAGTTTGATTTGAGTTCAAGTCTTTTAATGTGTACATTTTTTATTTCTCCTTGTGATTAACTATTGGGGTTCGTTTCCCTTACCTTGATTAGAGTATAACACGGTTATCGCGACACGTCAACCGTATTTTTAAAATTACACGAAATGTGTAATGTGATTATTGGAAAGGAAAGCAATATGACGCAAATTCATTGCGATAGAAAGCATTGCTTAAACAATGATAAGCACGGCATATGTACGGCTGAAACAATCGAATATAACGGACGATGCCAAACATATTGCACTAGCCAACACGCAGCCAAGCAACATGCCGGAATATGTCAACAATCACATAGAAGAATAAAGAACAAAGATAACAACATACTACGATAGGGGGTGAATATCAATGAACTACATGCCTAAAATAAAAAAAGTAATTACGGCGTTAAAAGTCAAAAAAGGTTTAAGGTATGTTATTGATACTCGCCAATCATGGAGCAAGTGGGATAAGCCATTTAAAGTATTCATCGTAAGTCGTATGTATAACGAAGCGGAATATGCAGAAGCGTTTCCGGAAAAGTATAAACGAAACCCGTTTAAAGAAGGGCAATTATTTAAAAAGGTTGCTGAATACGATACATTAAAGCAACATGAGTTGTTAATATATTTAGTTAATGTGTTGAAAGGTGGTGAGCGTAGTGAGTGATATTAAATTAAAGCCTAAAGAGTTAACGTTTGCTGAAGAATGGCTAAAGACTACGAACGCCACACAATCAGCGATAAAGGCTGGTTATAGCGCACGAACGGCGTATTCGGCTGGAAATCGACTGTTGAAAAAAGTTGACGTTAAACAATATATTGATGAGCGACTAGCAGAAATGCAAGAAAGCAGCATTGCCGATACTAACGAGGTGATGCAGTTTTTATCTAGTACGATGCGTGGTGATATTCCCGACCAGTTCGGTTTAGATCCGGCGTTAAATGATAGGCTAAAAGCGGCCGAGTTACTTGGTAAGCGTTATAAGTTGTTTACTGATAAGCAAGAAATCAGCGGAGCGGACGGTGAACCGATTAAGGTTATATTTAGTAATATGAATAAAGAATAATAGGTAATTGCATAAATCTATCATTAAATGAGGTATATCCACGGCGATATATCTCATTTTTTGTATAAATCTATCAAATATGGAAATAACAATCGACTATAAACCTAATGAAAAACAAAATATATTCCACAACACAAAAGCACCTTATGCTGTATATGGTGGCGCTCGTGGTGGTGGTAAAACGAAATCATTGATTATGGATGTGTTTATTTACGCCTTAACGTATCCGGGCAGTCATTGTTATATATTTCGTGAAACATACCCAAATTTAGAAGCCAATGTGATTAGGGAATGGATCAGAAGTGTGCCAGCTGAATTATACAAGTATTCAGACCAGAAACACATAGCAACATTAAAGAATGGCAGTCAAGTACTGTTCCGTTATGTGAAGAATGATAAAGATGCTGAGGGTTATCAAGGGCAAGAATTTGACTACTTAGGCATTGATGAATTAACCAAGCATACAGAACGCACGGCCGAATTATTAACGGCTTGCCTTCGTAGTGCTAAAGGGTTTCCTGTTCGTTTTCGTGGCAGTTGTAACCCCGGTGGTCGTGGTCATGGTTGGGTGAAACGTAGATACGTAGAAGCGACAGATTACGGTGAGAAAACCGTGATAGATCAGACCACAGGACTTGAAAAAGTATTTATTCCGGCTCAGGTATACGACAATTATGTATTAATGAAAAATGACCCTAACTATGTAAAGCGTTTGGAAGCATTACCAGAACAAGAAAAGAAAGCGTTCTTGTATGGTGATTGGGATGTATTCATTGGGCAAGTATTCACCGAATTCAATCGAAGTGTACATGTAGAAGAACCTTTTGAAATTCCGAAAGGCTGGATACGAGTTCGTTCTATGGACTGGGGTTTTAGTAAACCGTTTAGCATTCATTGGTACGCTATTGATTATGAAGGTGTTGCGCATTGTTACCGTGAATATTACGGCTGCACAGGTGAGCCGGATGTAGGGTTAAAACTAACACCCGATGAAGTGGCTGCCGAAATGGCTAGATTAAGTAAGGGTGAAACATACGCATATGACATAGCTGATAGAGCAATATGGCAGAAAGACGACCGTATGAAGTGGAGTATTCAAGGTGAGTCTATTGCGGAGATATTTGCACGTCATGGCATTAACTTTACAAGGTCGAATTCTGAACGCATTCCGGGTAAGATGATGGTTCATACCTATCTAAGGGAGAAGAAAATCAAATTCTTCTCTACATGTAAGCATATTTTGAGAACGTTACCAGAATTAGTGTATGACGAAAGCAAGCCGGAAGATGTGGATACAACGCAAGAGGATCATGCATATGATGAGTTTAGATATTTTTGTATGAGTAGACCTATCACACCTAAGAAAGCGGAGAAACCATTTAATGACGGTTATAGATATGATGATGAAACAGAAGGGGAAGTAACTGCATGGGGCGTATGAGTGAAAGGGCGTTGCGTGATTACGCCTATAAGGTGCTAAAGTCGGAATACGGCGAACGTGAAGAAAAGGGCGTTATTATTCCGGCAAAATACACCGATGCACAACTGGCGGAATTTGCGCAAGCTATGCCACAATGGCAAATAGAACAAATGTACGATATGATATATGGTTCTGAAATGGTGGAGTAATGAATATAGAACAACAAACATTCGATATATACGAAGCAAAGGCGAACGTTAAAAGCGCATTGAGTGCTACGTCAAATTGGCGACAAAGTGCTGCCGAAGATTATGCATTCATGCAAGGCAAGCAATGGGAAGATGCTGATTTAAAAAAGATGCGTGAAGCTGGTCGCCCTGTGATTACAATCAATAGAATACGGGCAACCGTTAATTTGTTGTGCGGTTATGCATCACAGAATGAAACAGAACCGGACTTCTTACCGCGCAGCGAAGAAGATGATAGAATAAGCCGGGTTGCGAAAGGTATTACAAAATACTGTTTAGACCGCGCGCACTATCAACGAAATAAAGGCAAATGCTTCCGTGATAAAATCATATGCGGTTTAGCTAATTACTGGGTATCTTATGAATTTGACTACACTAAGTTAGACGGAGCAATTAAAATTGACCGTGTTTCTCCGTTTGATGTTTTTGTTGATCCAGAAAGCACAGAAGAAAACCTAAGTGATGCTCAATTCGTTGGTCGGTATAGTTGGGAAAGCACAAGAAAGCTAAAACAGGTATACCCAGATAAAGCTAATGAGATTGACTTGTTGAGCCATAAATATGACGATACAGAACTAGAAGCCGGCACAGTTGAAACCATTAACGGTGAGTCGCTATGGTATAACAATAAATATAAAAAAGTTCGTGTAGTCCAATACTGGTATAAGGAATACGGCAAAAAGAATGTATTCATGACAAAAGAAGGGTTGATTAATGAAAGCAACCCGCTATTTGTTGTGTTAATGGCGATGGGTAAGAAACCTATTAGCATACCAGATACTAAAATCAGATATGCGACATTTGCCGATGATGTACTACTAGAAGAAGGCGAAAGTCCGTATAAGCACGGTAAATTCCCGCTAGTGCGTGAATATTGCTATTATACCGGCGAATTGATAGACGATGAACTAGAACCAGCCGGCGTAGTGCGTGATCTTAAAGATGCGCAACGCGAAAAGAATAAAAACCGAAGTCAACGTATGCATGTTGTTAATCAACAGTCTTTAGGTGTGAAATTCTGGCAAGGCCAAATAGATGAACACGATAAAAAAATAATCGAAAAGAAAAGCACAACACCGGGAGCAAATATATTCTTGAAGCCGGGTGTAACATACCAAGACGGTACGCCGTCAATGGATAGCGCTATTAGTTTAACATTAGAACAACAAGCGGATAACGACTTTTATTCAATTAGCGGTATCACTCCGGAAAGTCTTTCCGGTAGCATCGGTTCTATGAGCGGTAAGGCGATTGATTTACGCCAGTCAGTAACAACCGTACAAACGGCGGATATATTTGCACAGACAAAAGAAGCAGAATTGCAGATTGTCAAATTACTGTGGGGTGAAAAGAACGCACCGGGGTTAATTCCTCAATTCTACAACCAAGAAAAAGCAATGCGGATTTTAGGCGACGACGGCAAGAAGGAGTTTGTACAAATTCAACCGGAATTAGGCCAGCCGATGCAAGAACAAATTATCACGGATCCGTTTGGACAACCTAAAGTAGATGAAGAAGGCAACCCAATCAAACAAGTATTGTATGATTTGAGTTGTTTTGATTTCGATATTGTGATTAGTACCAGCCAAGCAAGCGCAACGGCTCGTAAGGCTAACCTATATCAATTATTGGAAGCTAAGAAATCCGGCGTTGATATTCCTATGGATATTATCCTTGATTTTATGGATTTTCCAGAAAAAGAAGCCGTCAAGAAGCGTATTCAAGAAGCAAGCGAAAAGCCAGCTATGCCAGAATTGCGTGTTAGTGGCAGCCTAGATGATATGCCGGCGGAAGCATTGAGCATGTACTTGCAAACGCTAGGTGTACAGATTTCACCGCAACAAATTATGGCGGAACGGTTAGCTTTGAAAGGTAAGCAACCAAACATTCAAAATGCACCGCCAATTTTGCCACCTATGAACGATTTAGGCGGTATGTAATATAAACTATCAACACAATAATAAAACGCTCCTATATGGGGCGTTTTTTATATTTCGCCCTAAGTAATGGCGTTAAACTACTTGCACTTATATACTCGCCCGGCAACGGCGTTAAACTGCCATATTCTTATATTCGTCCGGCAATGACGTTAAAAGGCAAAAGGGGTATTTGATATGAAAGACGAATTAGTAAACATCGAAGAAGCTGGTTTCACTCCGGAAGATTTAGAAAACGCGGGCGTAGAACTGGAAGAAACAACCGAAGAAACGAATACACAGGAAGGTGCGAATGATGTTCCCTCTACTGAAACGCCGGAAAGTGATGCGAATGATGCGGAAGTAGAACCGGAAGCGCCAGAAACAACCGAAGAAACGGAAGAAACGCATGCGAACGATCAGAACTTAAAAGCGGCACTTGCACAGGAACGCGCAAGACGTAAAGCGGCGGAAGAACGTGCTAGACAATTTGAAGCGCAACAAAAGCCTATTGAATTACCGCAAGAAGAAGTATCAAATATTCGTGATTTTGTACGTCGTGAAGCGCTGAAACGTTTCAATATGACGGCGGAAGATTTAGAAGGTTTGATGTATGAAGATGCTGAAAAGTACAATGAATTCATTCGCTTTGAAGCTAACGCAGAATATGCGATTACTAATCAGCAAATCGCAGTACATCAACAACGACAAACAAACTTAAATTTCGTAAATGAAATTAAATCGTTACCAAACTTTGGTGAATTATATCAGCGCGGTTTGGATAAGTTAAACGGAATGATGATGCGTGATGCACAACCGATTAATGACGCCTTTTATCGCGTTGACATTGGCGAAGGTACGGAAGCCGATTTTGAAACAATTAGGAAGTTTGTTAAAGAAGTTCAAAATGAACTGGCAACAAGTACCGAAGTACCAAACAACCCACTAGAAGTAGCGGCAACATTGCCAAAGGCTGGTGCGTTAAATGGTGGCGTTCCTACACCTAATAAATTAACGGAAGAAGATATTTTGAAAGCGTACGACACAGGCAATTTAGATGCATTGCCTAAGGAGGTACGCGATTATTTAGACGAATTATAAGAGGTAAAATATGGCAGATCAAAAAAATCAAGTAAATATTCCGGCGGCGTTAGTTCCTAAGATTTGGACTAAAAAAGTGTGGCATGAAGGCTTAAAAGAGTCTTTCTTCGATAAATTCACCGCACTTGACGGATCTAACGTTGTGCATAAAAACAAAGACTTAGAAGGCGTAAAAGGCGATGCGGTAACATTCGGCTTGATGATGAATTTAAGCGGTGCTGGTGTTGAAGGTAATCGTGCGACTTTAACAGGCAACGAAGAAACATTGAACATCTATGACTTCACCGTACAAACTCAATTAGTACGTAATGCGGTATCTCGCTTTGAAGCGGACGACCAAAAAACACAATACGATATGTTAAAAGAAATCAAAGGTGCGTTAAAACAATGGTTAGCGGATTGGCAAGACAACAAGTTAATCGCTAAGCTTTCCGCATCTCCTACCGCTGGTGAAACATTGTATGCTTCCGCGGCTGGTACACAAGCATCTATTACGGCGAATGATAAGCTAACAACTACGCTTATCTCTCGTGCGAAACGTAAAGCGAAAATGCACGGGCCAAAAGTTGCCCCAATCAAGGTTGACGGCATGGACAAATACATCATGTTAGTATCTACGTGGGCGGCTCGTGATTTGAAAGATGATGCGAAATGGTTGGCAGCACAACAAAACGCTAATATTCGTGGCTCTAAAAACCCTATCTTCACAGGTGCATTAGGCGAATATGACGGTGTTATTTTGTACGAATACGAACGCGTATTGAACGACAAAACAGGTGCATCTAACGCTAACGTATGCCATAACTTATTGCTTGGTAAACAAGCGGCATGCTTTGCGGTGTCTCGCCCAGCGAAACACATTAAACAAGTGGACGACTACGGCAACGTAGAAGGTAACGGCATTGCTTTCTACGGTGCGATTGAAAAATCCAAGTTTGATAGCAAAGATTACGGCGTAATCAACGTTATGACTGGTGGCGTAGTAGAAGCGTAAGTATTATGGGCGGGGTAACACCCGCCTTTATTCTTATATGGGGTGAATATGAACGTAAAATACATAATCAATAGGGCGTTCATGCAAATAGGAGATACATCACAAGAACAATATACTCCGTATTATTTATTGGAGTATTACAACGAAGGTAATCACTTATTAAATGCCCTGATAGGCCAATATTGCCCAAGCCTTGCAAGAGGTACTTTTGAAGGTAAGGGGCGCGGACGAATTGTATTACCGTTTCAATGCATCAGCATATTAAGTGTCAAGGCAGATGATGCGGAAGTGCAAGGGTATCAAGTATTGAATTTGCAAACGGTGGTATTTGATGCGGATCATGAGCAAAAAATCACCGTTGATTATATAAAGACTGCTGGATATAAGATGCTCGAAGATGAAAGCGACTTGCCAGCGGAACTAGAGACATTGTTAGTTGATTATATCGTATATCGTGTAATGAACCTTGATATTTCTGGAATTTCAGCAAATATGGTTAATGCGTTGCAATCAATTAATAATGGTTTAGGTGGTAATGATTGCGTAATTGCGGAAGGGTACTGGAACTATGGTCGTAAGCGAATTGATTACTCTTGTTAATGTAGAGTCAAACGAAATTCTTGATGAACAACTAGAATATATCCAGTACATCAACGCTGCTATTGACTGGTTAACTACTATATTGGTTAGCATTAAAGATCGTGAAGTAGTTAAAAATATGGATATACCGGATAAAAGGGCGGTTCCTTCTGATTTCATGGGGTTCGTACCTAAAACAGGGTATCCTATCCGCATCATCAATGGAACATTTGAAACGTATGACGGTGAAACGGTCAATCAAGTATTTTATAGCGTACGTAAAAATCACGTTGATGAATTGGACGATACTATTCCGTTTTCTGAATTCTTTTATAGCTATCTAGTGCAGCTTGTATCTTTCATGGTTAAGAAAAAATCACTTATGACTGATTATGCTGCCTATGATAAGACCTTCATAGACTACATCACGGAACAAATTAAGGTGGCACGGGGTATAACATAATGGGCGTAAAACAAGTAGCCATGACAAATGGTTTTAGATTGGGCCTTGATTGGAGTAACCCACCGGAAAATATCGATGTGCAAGCCTTAACACAGGCTAGACAATGCGAATTTGATAGAACGGATAATGCACTCCGTACTGTTCCGGGCGTTCGTGTATTGTATGATTTTGGGTTGCCAGTCGAAACCTTGTATTATGATGTGTACCGTAATAAATGGTACTTTTCTAGCGGACGTAATCTTTACGAAACCGATTTCAACACCAATAAATTACTGGGCGCGTTAAATGGCACAGGAAAGCCTAAATATCATGCGTTTGGCGGTGATATTCTTATCGCGAGTGGTGATAAACTGCAAGTTATTTCTGGTGCTGGCAAATTGGCAACGCTAGAAAGTCCGGTATGCGATATAGTATCAAGTCATTCTGGGCGTGTACTTGTTGCATCTACCCATTCGCACCGGTTGAATTGGTCAGCCGTAGGCGACTATAACGCATGGACTCACAACTCAAATGATGCATCTAGTGCGCAATATGTAGATGTAGGGTATAAAGACCAAGGCAGCATTATTGCCGTTGATTTCTTATCACGTGCAATTATCGTATATAAGGAATATGGACGTGTGTATCAAGTCATTGGCACGCCAGATGCACGAAATTTAACGGTATACCCGCTTTCTTCTACTGGTTATTGTAGCGGTGCAACGATAAGCATTGATGATCGTAGCTATTATTTAGGCAATCAAGGTTTCATGTCTTTTATGCCTACTAACACCTACGCAGAAATTCAACCGTTTGAAACTGGGTTGAACATCAATTCCTATCTATTGAAATACATTACGAAAGATTGCGAAGTGTGGCATATACCTAGTCGTAAGCAACTTTGGATACGACCATATAACGGCGATACAGTATTCATCTATCACTATTTGCCAAGATATGAGGACGGGCGCGGCGTGTTCACATCGCGTAAATTCACACATAACATCAATGATGCGGTAAATGTTGATAAAGAAGTATATATAGCCTATGGCAATAAAATCGGCATTCTTGACGAAACCATAGATACAGATGATAGCGTACAAATTCAAACATCAATAGTAAGCGGTAATAGGCTTGCAACAAGACAATTCATATTAATCATGAATTATAACTTTGTAACGCATAACCTAATATCTGGCTATGGTACTATTGGCATCTCAAACAAGAAGCCTAAACCGATTGAATTCGCTAGTAAAGCGGTTAAAACCTACTATGCGAACTTTAAGACACATGATTACAAAGTGCCGATGAATGTTAATGAATACACGAAGGCTTATAAAATTGGTGGCGGTGCTAACCGTAATGTGCAGTTTAAAATAAACGTTCAAAAGGGCGCTATTTCATTACGCCAGTTAGATTATACATATGAAGAGGTTTAATAATGGCATATAAAGAAAAATACCCTTTGGATATAACACCACAGGGCGATACAGTACCGGAAAGTATAGAGAAAAACCGGAACGAATTATTAAATATTGCGAAAGAAATGGACTTAAAAGCCGGTGGCGGTGGTACTGGCGGCGGTGGTGGAGGCTTACGTAATAGGGTTTTAAGCGGCAAGGTTAGTAATGGTGAGTTCTCCTTTTTGACTGGCGATAATTTAAGCGTGATGATTGACGGTAGCCAAACACCAGTTCTTTTGTCATTCGCTGACGGGTTCAATGATTATGGCGCAGTTGATTACGTGCAAACGGTAACGCGTAAGCAAAGCGCATGGAGTCTACCGGCCAATAGTACATCGTATTTGTACGTCGAACGATCCGCATCTGGGGGCCTAAGTTATGGCAGTACAATACTTGAACCATTGCGACAACCAAACGCACCGGAAGCGGCAACAGATAAAATGTACTACAACACCACAAGCGAAAAAATGAATGTGTATACAGGTACATATTGGAAAAGCATTTTACGTGTTGTGGTAGCGATTGCCGTTACAGATGCAACACGTGTAAAGTCAATTAAATATTATGATCCGGCTGCTAACACGGCAACCGATGCGGTAATTGGTAAACGTAGGGTAGATGGTAAAGACTACTTAATTACAGATATTCTTAATCAAATGGCAGAAGCTATTAAAAAGATAGCTGGTGATGAAAACTTTACCAACAATCCAACACGTACACTAAAAACAATCACTGATACTATAAATGGATTAGGCGAAACCTATTACAAAAAAACGGATACTGTAAACGAAGCTAAGCATGCAACTAATGCAGACGAAGCAAAACATGCAAAAAATGCCGATACCGCAACCAATGCAGAAGCTTGTGTCAAAAAAACAGGCGATACCATGACCGGTGATTTAATCATTACAGGGCTTAGGTACGGCAAGAACCTTGATTTAGATTACTACGGAAATACAAAAACTAATTATTCTGGCTTTTTTATTGGTGAAATTAGTGGATATAAAATTGGAAGCAATTCGTATTGGGGAACCGGAATTGCACTTCCTTGGAGTGTTCGTGATGAACGAGTGCTAGGGTACGAGGTATTGTTTGCGAATTCGGATAGAATTTTTGTTCGAGCTATGGAACGCGTAAATAATCCGGGGGCGTGGAGATCATTGGCAACTTTTGATTTGGACGGAAATTTAGAGTTTCCTAACGGCGCTAAATTGAGGGTAGAATAATGCCTAATCTAGTACTTGAAAAAGGCGGTCAAACATTTCGTTTTGGACTGCATGAAGAAAAAAGCGTTACTCGTGGCAAGTTTATTTCTGTTCCGTTTAACGGTAAAGAATATTATGCACGATATGGCGACACATCAACACCGCTTAAAACGGAAATTAACGGGCGCGAGTATTCTGTACAATATGATCCGGTTGATTTCCAAACGATTAATTGGCAAGGCACAACAAGCAATACTAAAACGGTGTTTTTCCCCAAGGGTCGCTATGTTGTCAATATGTTGTTGCATCAATATAAACGGATTGAGGTATATGTTAATAATAGTGAAGAAAAAACAATAACCGTAGAGATTACTAGATTGGGGAGTTCTAACGGAAAATATCGGTTAATCATTCCGGGGTTATTTAACGAATTAATCTATAACAACTATACCAATCCTAGCTATTGGATTGAACGGATAGGAGATTAGTCATGAAACTTGAAAGCCTTGAAAGCATGATTAAAGACTATGAACGGCGCACAGATGAACGTATTAGTCTAAGTGGTTTTTATTTCGATGAAAATAATAACTACAAGGATAAATACAATTATTATTTCAAATTCTTCCCAAATGCTGGTTTTCTATTCTGGAGTATCAACGAATATGAAGGCGAACGGTATTTTACTATCTGGCAGACATACGGTGATATGAAAGTGATAGGTAAATACATTGTTGAAGTGATGAAGTTGAATGATCTTGATGTAATTGTAACGGCTACACATCGAAGCGTGCGCGGTTTTATTAAAAAGTGGAACATGGAACGTGTTCCAACTATGGACTATACCTATAATGGTTTTAATTACAAAGTGTTGAAAACGGTGCGTAAACACCTTGAAGCTACTTTGTAGAAAGGAAAAGCATGTTCACTTTTGACTTGCAATTATTTGGGGGCGGCAAAAAATCGAAGGTACAAAGCATAGGTGCTAACTTACCACCGGCCGGCCCCGAAGAAAAGCAACTACTACAAGGCCAAATGAATTGGATTAATAGAACCAATCAAAGCGCAAACACCTTGCAAGGTATGGGCGATAGAGCCTTAAATAATGTAGTTAGTCCGCAATATCAGCAAATGTACAATGCATATTTGGGGACTAACAAAGACAACCAAAATGCACTAGCAGCATTGCAAAATCAAGTGTCAACGGCCGGCGCCAAGAACTTAACGGATAACACACGTTATGCGAACCAACTAGGGGCCAGCGTTAATGCTATGAACAATGGAGCGGGGCAACTAGCGAATGAATACAACGGCGCATTATTGAAAAATCAAAACGCAATGGATAGTATTACCAATGGCCAACTTCCTACGGCTTATGCAGATGCTAGACGACAAGCGTTAAATAATGATTTACAGGCTACGGTAGGTAATGCGGTTTCTGGCTTAGCAAGTCGCGGTATTGTTAATTCTTCAATCACAGATAATGCATTGAACGATATTAGCAAGAACGCATCGAATACACTTGCGGCACAATATGCAAATGATTTGAACCAAGCGGCGGCGCTTAATTCGCAAGCATTTAACAATAGTTTGAGTGGCATCGGTGCTAAAATGGGCCTTTGGGGTAACACCTATAACAACCAACAAAACGGCATCGTAAATCAAGCTAACTTGTTAAATCAAGGGTACACAAATCAAATGAATAACGCCGGCACCGCAGCAGGGTTAGTAGGTCAGCGCGAAGGGTTAGCACAAAACCCAATCAATACAGGCGCAGCGACACAAAGTGCATCTACTCAACCGGCTAAGGATTATTATTCTATGAGCCAGTTGAATAATGCGGATCAAGAAGATTTATTGAACAGATATATGACATTACGCTACGGCCTAGCACAACCGGCACAAACAATGGTTAAGCAAGGTGGCGGCGGATTCTTAGGAGGTTTCATGAAAGGTTTTTGTTTCGTAAAGGGTACGGAAATTTCAACACCGGAAGGTGGCAAAGTTATTGAAATGTTCGTAAATGGTGATAAAGTAATCACGATTGGTGCGGTCAATGATGTAATTGAATTACACGATATGGGCGAAAAAGAAACACATCGCCTTGAAACGATTGATTGTCAAGTTACAACCACAGGTAGCGAAAAAGTACTCACTCCGGAAGGTTTGAAACTGGTTGAAGCACTAGAAATCGGTGAACCAATTATGACGGTTCACGGCTATCAAGTTGTTACAGTTAGTGAACCAACTGGCAATACTGAACAAGTATTTGAATTGCAATGTACTGGTGACAATCTCTTCTATGCTAACGGCATTATGGCGGAAGGCATTAATGAAGCAGAATTGAAAGCTATTACAGATGCAAAGGAAAAACCTAAAAAAACCGGTAAAAAAGACGATAAAGAGTCCGGTGATGAAACAAACGATCCAACAGATAAAAACCCGGAAGATACTGACGAAGTAACAGATGAAAAAGCAACAAAGAAAACTTCCAAAGGTAAGAAATCGGAGAAAGTAGAGGAATAACACAATGGGCGTTATTTATTTACAAGATTATAACCCGTGGGAAAGCATCGGTGAATTGGCTGGCCGATACGGCGGGTATCGTTTAGGTCAAATTCAGAATAACCGCATGGCGCATGGATACCAAGATATGCTAAACGGTGGCGAACAGGCGACACCGGCACAACAAATGCCAACGCAAGGACAATTTAACGCTGGACAGTTTATTAATAACGCTATGCGTAATAATTCCTTCGGTGCGCAAGCGGTGGCGAATAATCAAGGATTATGGGGCGGTCAAAATCCGGCAGCACCGGCACAACCGATGCAAGCTAACACAGATGCACCAGCCGCACCAGTTCAACCACCACAACAAAATACAGGGTTATGGAACTTTGAAAATCTAAACAATACCGGTATTGGTAATGGTGTACCGCAATCATATCAAGAAATGATGCAACAAAGGGCGAACAACCCTTTTCATGGGGCGCCCAAATTGGTAGAAAATGGTAGTACCAACGAGGATAAAGCGCCGGGCCAATATTCCATACCAGATAAAGCAACTATAACCAGTGAAGCACGCAAACGACTAGGGGCGAATACACTCGCCCTTGTCAAAGCTGGTTTTGATTTCAAGACGGCGCAAGGCTTAGCCAACGAACAATATCAAACCGACGTGAATAATATGTATACGCAACAAGTCAACGAATATCAAGAAAAAGTGCTTGAACCAATGCGCCAGCAAATCATGAACAACCTTGTATTTACTAAAGACAAGGACGGGAATCCGGTTGTAGATACCTATAACACAAAACGGGTTAAAGGGTTGGCGCCGGCCGTTGCAAGATATAACTATCTAGCCGGTAAAGTTGGCGCTGGCACCATTGATATGAATAACTTGAATTCTATTGCGGCGTTGGATAAACCAGATTACAAATTTAGTAGTGCGCAAAACGGCCATATTGTACGTTACAACATGGGCGACGGTACTATTCAAGATATGGGCGGTTATGGCAAGGTTGAAACAAAACAATTTGCGAACGGCCAAGTTATCGTAATGACACCAGACGGCCAAATGAAAAATATTGGTAATTTCGGTGCGAAGAATATCAAGGTTATGCCGGACGGTAAAACGTATATTGTTGGCACAGACGGCAGCATGAAATATGTAGGTACGCACGTTAAACCGCCAACGGCCACACAAACAGGTACAAGCGGATACAATGCGCAAGTATTGAGAACTTTATCCGCGCAGCATACCGCATGGGTAAAAGCTAACCCGGATAAGGCAGAAACAGAAAGTCCTTATTACGGACAGTTACAAAGCGCGTTAAGTGGTGCGCCTACTGGTGGTGGTGCTGGAACGCCAACGGTTAAACGGCAACCGACATATTCAAGCGAAGAACAGGCAGCAGTAGCCAAGCGAATGAACGAACTATCAGCGCAAGGCTGGAGCGATGATCAGATAGCGGCTGAACTTGATGCGGCCGGATACGGCAATTATAAATCGTGGTTAAAATCTTATTAATAAAAGGGGTAGACTATGGGTGCGTTTGATGATATTACGAACCAATACGGTAAGGCAGCTGGAAACGGTAACGCCTTTGAAGATATAACAACCGAGTACGGTTATGACGTAGGCAACGCGCCCAAGCCTACGTTTTGGGATAGCGTTAAAAATAATGCCGAATACGTTGCTAATGGCGTTAAAAACAATATTGAATGGATTGATAAAACCGGTAAAGAGATTAACGACAATGTAGGTAATACATTAACAAATTGGAAAGATGATGTATTAAATAAAACAAACAATCTAGGTAGGGAGTATTCAAAAAGTGCTGCTAATGCCATTGAAGCTAATGGAGATAATTTTTCAGCGTTTGACGATAACGGCGACTTTATAGAAGAACATGCAACACCGGGCCTAAACAAAGCAAGAGCAGAAGCATACAATGCCGCAGTTGGCAAGCCGGCTGGATATCTAGCAATTACTCCGTATGTTCCACCACAGGTGCGAATAGCTGCGGGCGTCCTTGCTGCGCCTACGATTGCAAGTGATACGGCGGAAATGTATAACGCCAACGCAACAGCCGAAAACGAAGGAACGGCACCGGACGGTGTGTTAGGGAATAAATATGTTGCTACGGCAAAAAATGTTTTAGTAGATCCGATTGCGGAACCGGTTGGGCGTTTAGTTGATGATCCGGGAGAGTTCGCAAAAAATATAGCCATGAACCCTACTAATTTATGGGATGATGTGTTTTTACCGGTTGGTATGATTAAAGGCGCAACACCTAAAAAGGTATCTGGCGCCATTGGCGAACGTGTGGGGCGTGTTGGTGAACATATCAAAGAAAAGGCATCTAATGCATTTGAAGATATAGGGGAACGTTTCTCTAAAGAAGAACCGCATATGCAAGAAGGGGTTATGTACAATGCGTTTGATGATATTCCAGTACCGGAAGAATCAGCCGTTGAACCGCGTGCATACTCCGAAGATGCATTGAACGGTCAAGCCTTTGAAGGTGAAACAGGCAATATCCAAGCGGATATATACAACCGATACCGTCAAAACGGATTAAGTGATGTTGAAGCAGCTGGCATGACCGGGAATATCGGTGCGGAAAGTAGTTTCAACACCACTGTAACAAGTGGCGATGGTTACGGATCCCGTGGGTTAGTTCAATTTACTGGAGATAGATTAAACGGCGAAAAAGGTTTGTTAAAATTTGCGGAAAGTCGTGGGTTAGACCCGTGGGACTGGAGAACGCAAGTTGATTTCAGCGTATGGGAATTACACAATACCGAAAGCGCTGCACTTAAAGCGATGCGCGCGCACCCAGATGCTACACCGGCGGAAATGGCCCGTATCATTCGCGAGAAATACGAAAGACCAGATCCAGCGGAAGCACGCGACAATGTGCGTATGGAAATTGCAGAAGATACATTCAAAGGCAATTATGGCAAATACGAAAACGGCCCGCGTGATGTATCGTATAAGGATAGCACGCTAGATCCTAACCGCCGAAGTTATGAAGAACCATTCAAAGATGAATTTGTAGAACGTGAAACCGTAAAAGGTGAAGAACCGCACACAGATTTGAATAGTTTTGTTGAAAATAAATCAGTTAAAAACGATGATTTAGGTATAAATTATCAAGGCGAAGGCGAAAAGGCCCGTACAGGCGAAATAAACGAATTTAAACCAGAAAACCGCATGAATACTGAATTTGTAGAGGGTGAGAAATCTCGAGTTCAAGAAAATGCGGTTGAAAACGATGCAAATAGTCAATTTAGATACGAGGAAGATGCGCCAAACGTAAGTTTGAAAAATGCGATTGATGAATTACCACTAAAAGCACGTGAAACAATCATCAACGAATTAAAAGACGTTGTTAAAAATGATGCATCTGAAACACGGTTGACTGAATTAGAAAATAAGGTTCATTCTAATACAGAAATCTTGAAAGATTTAAACAAAGCAACTAAGCCGGATATTCCTAAAACGGAACTTGATGCGGTTAAGGTTCGATTATCTGAAAGCCTAGATGTACCGGTTGAAAGTTTGAACCATGAATATATGGAAACGGTTCGCCGTGATCGCGCTGCTGAATTAATCACCGATACGCAAGAACTTAAAACGTTACAAGCGGAATCGGTAGAAGGTGGCGTGAGCAAATACGCACAACAACCAAGCCGGCTTTTAGACAATGCAACACATGAGCAAGTACACAATGCAGTTGTAAAAGCCTTTGACGGTAACGAAGCAATGGCAAATCGCTATTTAGAAAGTAAAGGCGTTAAAAAATCTAATGTTGTAGATAGTGATTTACAATACAGCATGAACCCATTAGAACAAGCTGAGGGAAGAGGGGCCGGTGAAGTAAAAGAACTTGGGCGCAATGTATCACGAAAAGAAATTATTGATACTATTAATAATTTATTCGACCAAAGAGTGAAATCCGGACGATTAGGCAAAAAAGGTGCTATGGGTTGGTATAATACAAAAACTCAGGTTATCCGTTCTGGGAATTGGGGTGATATTCGCACACTATCCCATGAATTAGGGCATCACATTGATAATTTATATGGGTTTAGCGATGAACATAGTTCGATAGGATTACAAGCCGCTATCGATAAAGATTTATTAGGACAGGTGCGACAACGATTCGGTAATGCGTACAATCATTTGAATAGACAAGGTGTACGACAAGAGGGATTTGCCGAATTTTTCAATGATTACATTGGAGATAGAGCGAGAGCTAAAAAGTTATTTCCTACTTTCTATAATTATTTCAAAGAAACCGTAAAAAATGATAAGGAACTCAATGCAGCTGTTGATAAATTATCTGATGTTACTCATAAATGGTTTAACCAATCTAGCGCAGACCGTATCAAAGGTTCTATTTCCTTTGAACGAACCTCTAAAGCTGAACGTATCATTACGGATGCTAAAGATGGAAATATTAAAGATACCATTAAACGTGTAGCGAGTGATGTCTATACAAAAGCTATTGATGAACTCAATCCATTGCGTGAAATGGTTGAGGAAGTGGAACATATCACAGGTGAAAAAGTAGCATTTAAAGATAATCCGTTTATGCAAGCGTGGTTATCTCGTGGCTGGGTAGGCAAAGCGGAAGAATTTATAAAGCGTGGGAGACCAGAAAAGGGCGTTCGTTCGTTTGAGGATATTATTAAGGATATACCTCAAAAAGAACATAAAGACTTTAGCGCCTACCTTGTAGCGTTGCATGATTTAGACCTACACCGTAACGGCCAAATGCCTACATTTACACTAAAAGAGGATTTAGCGGCCGTTAAGCAGTATGAAAAAAACCCTACATTCAAAAGCGCTGCTAAAGATATTCACCGTTTTCAAGATTATATGCTTGCAGAACTTGTGAATAACGGAATATTAAAACCAGAAACATACCATTTATTGAGAAATAAATACCCTAACTATGTTCCGTTTTTCCGTGATTTTTCTGCAGAAAGTATGGACGGGTTCTTTTCTAGCTCTAAAGGGTTCGTTAATGTAGCTAATCCTATTAAGCGGTTCAAAGGTAGTACACGTGATATTATTGATCCATTAGAAAGTATCGTAAAAAATACATACCAATTCTACAATGCAATCGAACGAAACCACGTGGGCGTTACCTTTGCCAAATTAGCGAAGAAACCGGGGATAGGAACTATTGTTGAAGAGGTTAGGGGAGATAGACCGGCAAAATCCACTGACAATACATTTTCTGTTTGGGTTAAAGGGAAAAAAGTTGTATATGAAACAACTCCGGAATTAGCGCAAGCAATGAAAATGATGAACAAGGATACAAGCAATTTTATAACAAAAATATTGCAGTATCCGGCTAGTTGGTTACGTGTTGGTTCTACTGTAACTGCTGGATTTGCTATCACAAACGCTTTGCGTGATACTATTTCAGCTGGCGTATTCTCTAAACATGGTTTTTTGCCTGTAGTTGATACATTTAGAGGTCTAGCACATTTCTTAAAGAAAGACCAGTTATATTGGGATTACATAAAAAGTGGTGGCGCTCACGCTGCTATGGTAAGCCTTGATAGAGACTATTTGAGCGGACATTTAAGAGAATTATTTTCTCGTAAGTCCACATTGTCAAAAGTTGCAAGAAATCCTATGGAAGTGTTGCGCGCTATATCGGAAGCAACGGAAGTGGCTACCCGTTTAGGCGAATTTAGCAATGCTAGAAAAGGATATACAGGGTTATACAGTCGTTTAACAAAAACCAATTTAAAACCTAAATCACTAGGTGAAGCATCTATTGCTAGTCGTGATATTACGATTGATTTCAGCCGTACCGGTACGCATACCAAAACTGCAAATAAAGTTGTAGCGTTCTTTAATGCAACCATTCAAGGCGGCGACAAATTAGTACGTGCATGGCGTGATGATCCGAAAGATATGACGATTAAATCTACTTTGTTTATCACGTTGCCTACAATCGCATTATGGTATTTAAACAAAGATAATTCAGCATATCAAGAGTTGCCACAATGGGAAAAGGACACATTCTTCCATATTCCGGCTGGGGATAAATTTGTAAAGATACCTAAGCCGTTTGAATTAGGGTTGTTATACGGCACTACATTTGAACGTATGTTACAGTATTTCGACGATAAATCAACAGGAAGAAACGGAGTCGGCTTTAAAGGTTTAGGTGATAGGGCAATTGATACATTATTGCCGGACGTACTGCCTACGGCCTTATCTCCTATTTGGGAATGGTGGAGTAATTATTCTAAATTCAGACAAAGAAACATTGTCCCTCAATCCCAAGAAAAATTACCGGATAAACTACAGTACGGATCTAATACGTCTATGGTGGCTCGTAAAATTGGCGACACATTCAACGTATCGCCATATAAGGTAGATAATACAATTATGGGTTATGGTGGCAACCTTGCACGATTAGGGTTAGACATAACGGATGCTATTGGTGGTGCGAATGAAAAACGCCCTACTAAAGGTGTAACGGAGTTACCGGAAATACGCCGTTTCTTTGCTAAACCATATCAAAGTAGCGATAGCGTGCAACGTGTATATGATGATTTTAAGGAACAAGAAAAACTACATAACGAACTAAAACTCACAGGGCAGAGACCGGAAGGCTATGACCCTAAGTTATACAATAGGCTGAAAAATGCACAAAATTCATTTAAGGCTATTAATAAAGCATCGAAGAAAATTATTGATAGCGAAACCATGTCTAGTGATGCGAAGAGGGAAAAGTTAGACAAACTAAATATTCAAAAAGCCAATGTAGCAAGAGGGGTATATGGCTTAGGGATTATAAAGGAGTAATAATGCAAATAGTGTTAGATTTCTTAATCGATAGTTGGAATTCTCTTACAACTAGCTTTATCTTAAAAACAATATTGAGCAGCGTTGCTGCGTTGGCTATATGGGTGATTGGCTTAAAACACGTTCAAATATTGGGCGTGTTTATTTTATTGGTGTTCGTTGATTTGCTTACGAAATGGGCGAGCATCGCTTACAAAATGTTGGTTGATGAATTCGGATATGATCCGGAGAAAATCGCCACATGGGAAAAATACCGGGCCATACCGGTAGCATTTGAAAAGCAGTTAATTGCATCAAAATATATGCGCAAGGGGTTCATAGGTAAGGTTATGACATACGTAGCGGCTACAATAGCCGCTATTTTATTTGATGAAATGAGTGGGCAAAAACAGTTCGCCGTATCGCTAGTATGGCTATATTTAGGCTCGTCCGAATTCCTATCCATTCTTGAAAACCTAAGAGACGGCGGCAACGTTTCTATGGGGAAATTTTTAGATTTGATTAGAACCAAAATTGAAAACAAAGTTAAATTATGAGGTGAAATATGAGGGGCATTGATGTAAGCGAAAATAACGGCGTAGTAGATTGGGGCGCAGTCAAAGCTAACGGCTTTGATTTTGCTATTATCCGCATCGGATATGGGCGCGGTAATTTAGATAGTGAATTTTATAACAACGTAAACGGCGCAATTAATGCCGGTTTGGCAATTGGTGTATATCATTATTCCTACGCTATGAATGAAGAACATGCGGCAGATGAAGCGGAATTCGTAATTAATACATTGAACGATGCCGGATTGACTATTGATAAGCTGCCTATGGGTGTGTGGTTCGATATGGAAGATGCGGACGACTACAAGGCGGAACGCGGCATGCCAACGGGCCAACAACTAACAAATATTTGCAGCGTGTTCATCAATAAGTTGTGGCAAGCTGGATACGGAAACATAGGCCTATACGCTAGTTATGATTGGCTAGTGAATGTATTAGACGTTAGCCAGTTAGGCGGTTGCGCTATTTGGTGCGCACAACTTAATAGCCAATGTGATTATGACGGTGCTAATCTATGGCAATATACATTTACTGAAAACATTGAAGGCAAAGAATTTGATGCTGATTTGGTATTGAACTGGCCTATTTAGGGGGTATTTATGGATACTATCATTCAACTATTAAGGCGATATGCGCCAGCAATCACCGTAGCAGCACTTATGCTATTAGTGGTAGTCGTTGGTTTATTCTCCTATAACGTGATGCATACTAAGAAACTACAAGAACCGGTTATTATCAATCAGACTACGGCTAAGAATCCGGTTAAATTAGGGGAAGCGTTAAACGTATCCCCTAAAGTAGCGAAGGAAGTTATTGCGTATAGGGAAACGGCACAACCTGTAGTAACATATTACACGCAAGCGCCAACGCTACATGATGCGGCAGTAGTTACAAAAAACGCTATCAAAGATAAATCGCCGAATATTCCACCGGAAGCTATTGAAAAAAGCGATAGAACCGCAGTTGTAGAAAATACAGATGAACAAAAGGTTGATGTATATAAAATCAACCTTAATAAAGCACATCGCATAATGGGCGGCATTACAGTATTAGAAACAGGTAAGGTATACGAAACGGTTGGTTATCAAGCTGGTGACTTTCAAAGTTTAGCGCATTTTGACGGAAAGCATTTTAAAGGGGCCAGCGCACTTTATACATTCGCGAAATGGTAGGTGATCCGATTATCTCCGCGCCGTGCGGTTCACGGCATACCGTTTTTAATTAAAAGGAGTAAACTATATGAAAACATTTACATTTGAAGGTAAAAAACACGAATTTGCAGAAGATATTGTGCCAAAGCAAGACGGCTTATACACCGCAACACTCACAGACCATAACAACGTGCGTTGTGAAATGTGGTTTGTAAACGGCGAATTAAAACGCCTTGTTGAATTAGATTAATAGTAAAAGGGGTACCATAGCGGTACCCCTCTTTTTTTATTTGCCGTCAAAAAATCGTCAAAAATTCATTTTGAAATATAATATTTTCTGTAATTTGTTTAGAGTGGCCACAATGAAAAACTTTGATTATTACAACGTATTTTGAAATTTGAAATAAAATTAAGCGATATAACCTTTTATGATTGATAAGAATGTCGACACACCTCCAACAGTAGAAAATCTATATAAGGAAGGATATCTTACTGAACATGTTAAGACTGCAAAAGGAAAAGAATACACTATTACTTATGAAGTTGTCAGTGGTGGGACTTCAAAATCTGTTGTTGTTAAAGCACCTAATGAGCCTTAATTAACTTGTATAGATTATGAATTATATACATTAGTTATATGAAAGGATAAGGTATGAAAGGGACTAATTATGTAATAGGACTTTTTGTATATATAGCATCTATATTGTTACCTATTATAGTTTCATCAAAAGCAATATCTTATACTCACATTGCTTTGTATGCTGTGTTTTCACTCATCATCATAGCAGGTGCTACCATCGATATGCATTACTATATATTGCCTGATGAAGGGGCATTGGCTCTTGTAATAGGTGGCATTATATATAGCTATATAAATGATCAATCTATGTTAGTAACCTTATTAAGTGTTATCAGCGTAGGTACTATTACATATGGACTTCGTTTGATTAGCCATAAAGGCTTTGGCATAGGCGATATTAAATGGTTTTCTGCTATTGCAATATGGCTTACTCCATGGGAAATTATATGTTTCTTTTACGTAACTTTTTGTGTTGGTTCTCTCTATCTCTTACTCACCGGTTATCGTAATCGATATATCCCATTTGGTCCCTTTCTATGCTTTGGCGGATGGTGTGCCTTACATGGTGGTTCCTATATGGAGGTGCTTTATCAATGGTTAAGGTGCAACTTATAAATCGTCAAAGTGGATCTTTATTGGCGGAATGGATTATTACTATTGGTTTAATCTTATTGCTCATTTCTATTGCCTTACCTATTGTGACAACACCTAGTCGTTATACTTTAAATGGTGCTACGCAAGAGGTGGCGTATATGCTCAAGAAAGTTCAACTGTGGTCTATGTTAGGGCATAAATCTAATGGTAAAGGGAGAATGCTTTTTATTTTAAATAAGGACAGTTATACCTTAGAGGAAGATGTTAATCATCATACGGTAAACATATCATTACCGCAAAATATTGAGAATGAACGGTCTATGACAATTATTTCTTTTTCAGCCTTGGGCTTACCCTATGATGGGACAGAAATTATTTTGAAAGATCGTGAAAGTGGTGAGAAAAATCGTATATGGATATCTGTACAAACGGGGCGAATTAGATGGGAAGAAGTGCACTGAAGGATTTATGTATGGTGACGCTTTAATATCAGCCGCTATAATCATGTTCATTTTACCGGTTGTATTATCTATTTTTTGGATGGCTACTCTTACGGTATATAGGGCGTATTATTGGGATCATATATTGCAAGATACCATAACGTATTTAGAAGTGGCTAAAGCTTCTTATTATAAGAATGGAACAATAGAAACTGGTGTATATAATTCTCAATTTACAATGAGTCCCAGTGAAAAAATTACCTATAAAATACATATAAAGCCTGTAGTGATAGAAGGTGTATCTTTACAACGATTAACAGTAGATGCCATCGACAATCAATCTGTTGTCTATTCTCTATCAGTTGATTTGGAGGGGATACATTGAAGGGCGAGGATATAGAAACGGTAATTGGGAAGAATAAAGAATACAAGCAGAATCCCATAACAGATAGAAATAAAAATAGAAATGATATGGGTTTTATTTTGTATTCTACGCTTATTAGTATGATGATTTCTATCATAGTCCTTACCTTATTGTTAGGTATCGTATTCTATGCAGTTATGTGGGATGCTAAATTACTTGATAGTGTAGCTATGATGGAGGATGGTCGATATACACGGCGTATGGTTGTGGCTCATATGATATGGAATCCTGTGAAGGTTACTGTAGAAGATCGTAATACAAGTTTATATATTCACGATACAAAGCGCACAACCTTAACTGTACAACGTCATGCATTATACAGAAAATTAACGGATGGTAGCTTGCAACCTGTTAGTGGTAGTCGAATTGTAGGAACTACAGATAAAAGAAATGTGGGCTATACCCAAGAATACCCTTTTAGTGTAGATACTAATGGGACCGTGTATTTACGTTGGTATATTAATAATCGTTTTGTTAATGATAGAAAATACACAAGTGGTTATGGAGGATTATCTATATATGAGGTCTCTGTTGGACAGAGTGCTATTTATGATTGGTATACAAGTAAAGAGGAGACAGATTATGAACGTAGGAGTCCATAACGCGGGCTTTATTACATATATAGCGATACTTACAATGTCCTTTTTATTATTATTAGCTTTTATGGGGCTGCGTATAGGACAAATATGTGAAAGTAATGTGGTAGACGAATTGCATTTGGAAGAGGCTCATTACGCGGCACAGAAAGGTGTTCATTGGTTTGTGGGCTATTGTAAATTAGGAAATGTATGGGACTTTCAAAATAAATTAGTTGTGATAGATGATGAAAATGTAGAGATTACTATTGAAGCAGACCAATCAACAGATAATCCGCGACATATTATGAGTTATGGAAAATTGAAAAATAGTGAAATCGTGAGTCGTGTACATATGTATGTGACCGTAGATAAAGAAAAACATATGCATGTTATAAAGGTAAAACCTTATTGAGGTGATTCTATGAAACGAAAAAAGAGAATACATTCTGGAGTATGTATAACTGACGAACATATTGTATGTGTTACCGCTCATATAGAAAATAAAACAATGGTCATTACTGATGCGTTAGAAATGAAGCGTACAGGACCTATTGATGAAGACGTTACAAAATTTATAGAAACGTATGATTTAGATGAAGGGGCTTATAGTATTGTTGCTAATATTGATACACAAATGCATGTAGCACCTTATGATCCTCATGATTTTGATATGAAGGAGTTTATAAAGTGGAATATAGAGGACTACTTTAGTTTTGAGGGGGATAGTTTCCAAATGGATGCTTGTCGCCGGGAATATCCACGACACAATTATCATATGTTTATGGTGGCTGTAGATCGGCATTCACTAGAGCTTTTGAAGCAAGGTATACGAGATACTTATGCACCTGTTGATGTTATTGATTTTTGGCCTATTCCTATTTGTTATTGCTTGATGCGGCGCAGCGGTACTGTAACAGGTGTTGTGGAAGAAGGCGCCATGCATTTATGGCTTTGGTGGAATGATATATGCATTCAAGAGTGTATTGTACCTATTACTAGTAGCGATGTAGCTGAAGCTATGGATAAGTTAGGAGTGAGATTACAAGACTTTGGTATAGATGAGATACAGGGAATTCGGATGTATGGGTTAGAATCTATAACAAATGAAGAACGGACAGATATGGAAGGTATAATTTCCATGTATGGAGAAACTGAATATATTCCATTATTATT